CTGTACAGTGACGCATCATTAGCAGCTCGCACAAGGGTATTGGTTTCTCTATGCAATAAATCACGCATGAAATCAAAGTTAGCCTTCGCTGTCTTTGGTGATACATTCCACGCCTCAGGTTTAAGAAGATGTTCCAATCTTTCTTGTTCAGAAGGTTGAATTGAAGTAGCTAAATATTTGCGTAATTGCTTAGCAGCAGCGACAGTCTTCGATACCTGCGCTAAATAATTCTGATAACGGGGATTATCTGCTCCTAATGCCTCCTTAAGAGAATCGCCTATTTTATCAACTTGACCCTCTATTCCAGAGTAGTCAGACAAAGAATCTGAATCGACAGAATCCAGAGTAATATTTAAGTTTACAGACTGGATAAGGCTAGAACGAGTAGCTGGGTCAGTTACATCTTTAATAATCTTTAAAAGAGTATCATTGCGCATGGCGTCTTGTTGCTCAGGTGTAAGATTTTTCTTCGTTCCAGGAAAATGGCCCTCGTTAATATCATTTAGCTCATCATGCAATTTTCCAATCGTAGTCAACCCACGTTTATACTGAGTGTCATTAAGAACTTTAGTCCGTTCAGTTCCTTCAGAGGTATGCTCAAGACCCGTATCAATCGCATTCTTAATCCTTTCAATGTGTTCCTTGTGAGACTTTAATTCATCAATCGACATATTATCCGTAGGAGTCTGTTCCAATTCCCAAAGTTTTTGCTCATTGGCAGCGACGCCATTAAATTTCAATGCTGCTCCCAGAGAAGCAGAATTCGTAGAAATCTTCTTTATGTAATCATCAATTGTTTTAGCATCTTTTTCGTAATTAGGGTCTTTAGGATTTAAGTTATTTCTCAATTGCAAAGCCTGAGCTAAGGCTCCCGCTCCTTTGCCGCCGATACTGGGTCGATTATTCTTATCAATTATCGATTGCTTATACTCTTCTTCTAGCTGCCGTTTCTTAGGCAAATATTTCAAAGCTTCTTCCTGAATGGAATTTGCAAGTCTCTTCTGCTCATCGCCAAGCGCATACTCTTTCGGCTTATGCTCATTCTCCATTTCAGACAACTGATTAGCCAAAGCCTTCTTCTTCTCTTCAGCAGCCATATTCGCAGGCTCACGTCCCATCTTATAACCCTTGAGCGTATTCTCAAGAAGGTTCGTCCAGACGGTGTCCTGAAGTGGTTTATTTGAATAATCGACCCAATTTGTAATAGCCATTATGATTCTCCTTAACCTGGGTTAGCCCAAGGTGCGTTAGAAGAACCACTTAGTGGACCAGCAATTCCTGAGCCGATTGCTCCTCCAAGTGCGCCTCCTATCGGACCCCCGAAGGCTCCAGCACCTGAACTTAAGGCTTTAATCAAGGTTTGAATCATATCAGTTCTGGTCTTATTCTGTTGCTGAGCTTGACCATAAGCCATTCCACCTTCCTGATTAAGATTGTTCCCAAGGATGTCAGCCAGACTTCCTGATGCATTGTAACCCTGAGTAGCTTCACCAGCTTCACCTTGTAATCCAGTGTCATAACGGCCTAAGACATTCTGCAACCATTGCTGTTGGTCTTTGGACAGTAGCCCTTGAATTTGTTCACCTTGATTATTTTGGTCTAGTGGTGTCCCTCGATATCCCCCCGCTGCTGACGCGGCTCCCATGGACTTCTGTAGCTCATCCTTCTGAAAGTTATATCCTGCTGAAGTCTTATAGCCTTCCATAATCTTATTAATGAAGCCCTGAGGATCGTCTAGCATAGATTGATATTGATCGTGAGCATTGGCACCGGATTGTCGCCCTTGATTAATATAGGAGTCATAAGCATCATGTCCGACACCGGGTATCTGATTAGTATACTTACTAGCCTCGTCCATCGGGTTCTTTGGTTTACCAAATATACTGTCTAAAATGCTCATGTCACATCCTTATGGATAAGCGGTCTTCGTTAGCTTATAGAGGGCACTTGTTCCCATTCCGGTGCCATCATCAAGCTTTACTACAATCTCATTGTAGGTAGGATTTATTGCCGGGTCTGCTACTGCCCAAATTGTACCGTTGGGCATCCCATTCACACCTGTGGAGGCAAAAATCGCTGCAAGTTGCGCCTGTGTAACCACAGGGAGTGTCCATCCATTGTCCGATAGACCATTACGCAAAACGTTGTTCATTTGGTCATTATACATCTGAGTCTCGGGCGTTTGATAGCCATCCTCTCCGGTATACTGCCCACTGTTGAATACTGGGATTATCATTGATAAACCTCCAGCTTGCCATTATTAATCACCACAGCACCAAATCCCCAGAACCTCATCTGGATGGTAAACTGGTTAGCCTCACCTAGCTTGTTAAACCTAGGTTGGTTCTTATAGTCTCCTGTGGCGTGCATGAAGTATGGCATTGCATTACTGTAGGTATGGCCGCCATTTTTCGACATGCTAACTTCAATCTTCGGTCGATATATCTGACAGCTTCCCCCTTCGACAAGTAGGGGCTCAAGATTCTCGCTATACATTATTTGACCACTCACTTCCCCAAGAATGTAGCCGTCGCACTCATATGTCAAGCTGACATTTTGTTCGGTACCATTCATCACCGTGAAGCTGAACTGATTTACAATGAATCTATCTGAGCCTGGCAGTCGGTAGGTATCGCAGCGCCTTATTCTGGGAATTTCATAGTCATTATCGGCATCCGTTGAAATCGTCATGAGGTCATTAGCCATCCGCATTACAGAACCTTGCTTCAGGGAAATAAAGTAAATCTCATTGCCAAGGAAGGCCATTTGTCGCGCTGGATGGTAAGTGAAGTCCCAATCAGTCAAGTCGAAGAACTTGCCAGTGGTGAAGTCGTGCATGATGGTAAGGTCATCAGCTGGGTCATAAAATGAAAGTATGTAGAATGTATGGCCATTCTGGCGATAGAACATGCCCGTTGATACCTCTGGATGAATGAGACTATCTAGTAGATTGTCGATACCGTCCGTGGATAAGACTTCAGCCTTTCCTCCACGCATAACCATAATGGCTGCATTAGACTTCTCGTTGATGCCTAGCCATGCAATCATGTCATCACTGGCAGCTATAGTAGCAACACTTTCTACTCCATAGTCGATGTTGACGTTAGGCTGACGTTGATATACTTGTAGTCCTGCGACTTGTTGCCAAATTTCTCCAACTGTTGAACCTAGAACCAGGAGGTTATTCCCGTGACTAGGTATCCGAATTGCAGCCTTAGCGAAGTCTGGCTTTGTCTGGAGCGCAAGCACTTGCACGAAGAATAGGTCGAATGCTGTTGAGGGATCAGAGGGATCATATCCGCTCTGATAAATGTACCAATTAGCACCGTTTATAGTCGTATTGCCATTCCCGAAAATGAAGTAAGTATTCTGGTAGGTTATGTAATTCGGGATGAATGATTGAGTGATTCCTGTAAAATGGACTGGAGCAACGGAGTTAATGCCATCGGAATAATTGTAGATATAAGCCGTTGGGGAACCGTCTACGATGACAATCTGTGAGCTCAGGTTTTCGTCCATGAAGACTTCACCTGAGAAGGTATCGATGCTGTTCAGAAATTCATAGCCAAGGTTCGGATTAATGCGATAAATATTTCCGGCAATTACTGCCACCATGAAGTTACCGCGCACGGACTTATAGAGTGCGCGACCTTCTAGGCCATAACCTAAGATGGCAACAGCTTGCTCGTAGCCTGCGAAGTTTAGTAGCCACTCATCACTGATGAACATGTTCCACGTGCGCTCATCGCTAATCATAGGATGCACACCGAAGATGCTGCTACCTACGATCTTAACGGGAACTTCTGTTGAGTTAGGCGTTGACTTCATTAATCAGTCCCTTTATAATACAATATGTACTTATCCAATCCAACCATGTCCAAGATTGACTTGACCGTAATTGATCGAGCCCCTACGTTGAAGAGTAGACAGCTTGGTTAAATTTAAATCCATCGGCCCACTTTTCTTACTAATATCTATTACATACTTCTTGTAAGCCTTATCAACTCCAGGCGGAACGGAATAGTTATATTCAGCACAGAGTCTCACAGCGAGTTCGTAGCGAAGGTAGTTAATATAGAAGCGATCTAAAGTGAGTGATAAATCCTGTTGTAGAGTCACCTCAGCCAATCGGAATTGTCCCCAAATAGTAAGTGGAAAATTCTGGTCAGGCTTGAAATAGATGTAGATATTCGCACCTTGAAAGCAACGTTCTAAATGCCAGCTTCCAGGCAGCGACTTGATGTTGTCGGCTCTTGAGCTACCGAAGTACTCACGCCGAGCACGATTCTCTGTCTGATAGCGAACCGAATTGATATAAAAGACAAAGGTATCAGCATTGATTAGATTTGGAATAAAATACTTCTCTTGACCAATCACTGCTGCAAAATCGTATTCTAAGTAATAAGGGATAAGACCGTTATCCACAGTCTTATCGTCTAGCAGATCGTTCAGAAAGAATAAGCCGTCAGTTTCCTGTTGGCCAGTCACCGTTTCAAAACCACGGGACACAATGCCTGACTCATAATAGGCATTCGTGATTAATTGAAGCGTTGGGTAGGCCATGGCATATCCTTATGCAATCAAGCTTATAAATAGTCTCTGTATCCCGCTGTCGTAAGAACCAATGTATCGCTACCAGATGTAGTCTTATATTGGAACGCCGGAGCAGGTGTAGTATTGACTTCGGTAAGGATGGTCAGCATTCCTTGCTGCTCAGCCGCTACACCGTAGCCAAAAATCTGAATGCCATTGGTAGCAGTAGAGCCAAATGGTAGGAATGACGCAATGTCAGTCGCACTATTGGCTGTATATGCTACTTTCATGAAGACTTCAGTAGCCATAATCGGTACTGATGTAATCAATGAAATAGCAGCATACGCTGTGCTTCCTGAGGTAGTAGGAACTGCGATACCGACGTCATACCACATATCACGAACATCACCATTACCATACTGCCAGAATGCAAGGATGCTTCCACCACTACTCGTTAAGACGTAACCAATTCGGCGAGCCAGATTGTAGCCCATAGGGAAATATGGAACAGTGTTGCTAAGGGATAAAATCACGCTACCAGGATTGACGTTATAGCTGTCACCGATGGCATACACAGCATAGAATGAACTGTCAGCAATGGTTCCTACATCAAGACCACCAGCGCCATTTAATGCAGTGCTTACTACAATTGGCACTCCAGCTGGATAAGGAGGAATTATCGCTTCACCAGTTTGGCTAGCAGCTACGTTAGGAAGATAACCGACTACGATATCATTCACATTGAAGGCATCGCGTGCTCGTCCAGGTTGAACGGTGATAGAAGTCGCAGATGTATAACTCATTTGCAAGCCGTTGATGTACTTAATTCCACCATTGACTACGGGGGTTGATTGACTCATTTTAATATCCTTATCGTTATTGAAGGCGTTATGCCTCCCGTTACAGTTTTACTTCTTTTCGTTTTTGTGGTGCTCTGCGTGATGAAGTCTACATAACCATCTTACATCCCATGGCTTTGAATAGTCATCATGATGAGCATCAACTTTTTCTACCCCGCAAATTTCGCAAGGCACCTTAATAAGTAACCCGAGTCTAATGGCGCGATTAGTTGATGCTCTAACTAATTTCTTAAGTCTGAAGTCAACATTATCACGATATTTAGTATTAACTTTTATACGCTCATTCACAACAAAGTCTGGCGATTCTTTGTATTTCAAACGCCTTTCCCGCTCCGTTATTCTTTTGCATTCGAAGCAATACCCAACGTTAACATCTTCTTTAAGTGCGCCACATCTGCAACATTCATCTTTTCTTCCAGAACCTAAAGGCTTTTGACCTCTTAATTCCCGATTTCGAGCACAAGTTGCACTGATTCGGTTTAAATTACATTTTCGACAATAACCACTTGTCAAATGCGTTTCATCCTTCAATTCGCCACAATTACTGCATAACGGACTTCGCCCAGAGCCATAAGGTCGCTTACCTTTATCAATCATGGATTGCGCTCTTTTGGCCTTATTTCTAATGCTTCTGCATTTTGCACAGCAGGCATCATTTAGATAATTAGGTTCTTTCTCATTATTACAGTCATTGCAACTAGTCTTTCTAGCCATTTTATTTCCCTTATGTGAAAACTTTATGATATCATCATTATCACATAAGGGAAATTTGTTTTGTTACAAGGGAAAAATTACACTCATTGAATATTCCGGTACCAGTGTCTTCCCCCATATCGCGTCATGAATCATTCCTCTTTGGTTCTGGCCAAACAGGGAACCATAATACATCCTTAAGCTTACGCCAGTATCAGGGTCAACCTCATTACCAGTAGGGAATGGAACTTCTTCAGGCAACATAGGCATAGCCAAGAACAGAGGGTCACCAGAGATAATCACGCCAGCTCTATGCGAAGGTAAGAAGGTAACTTGCATACCAGGCTGAATTGCGAAGTTAAGATTCTGAGTATTACCGGAAGCCGCTTGCAATGGAGGGAATACATTCACTGTAACATCCCCACCAGAAGTAGCAGCAGCATCAGCGAGTACTCGGAACTGTACAGGGTTACTTGATACTTCATAACCGATGAAAGTCAGGTATCTAAGATTTGGGAATCCAGCAACGCCGTCATTAAACTGACCTTTGTCATATTGTTTAATGGCATTTGGATCGCTGTCAGTAGCTCCAGAGAATACTATTTGAATCACAGCGCCATTGGCATCCAAGACGGTAGAAACTACAGTCAAGACAGTCCCATCTTCACCAACAGTCCCAGAAGTATGAACTGGAAGTAAGTTGGAAATATAGAACTCTGAACGGTCAAAATTACCAACATCCCATGACATTGCAGACTCATCGTTACGTCTTGGCACGAACTGATTCAAGCCAGTATTAACGATTGCTGACTGTGCAATATCGCTCAAATAGAACTTGGTATTATCTTTCGCTGCACCATAGTTGCGAAACATGGCCAGAGCATTTGCCAATTGACCATAAGAGTTAATTGGGGTGATACCATCACCGTAGAAACGATAAGGCGATGTTACGCATACGCTTGCAATGTCGGATTCAATCGTGGCAGACATTTGCATGACCGCAGACTTACCGAATTTCTCCATGTAGTCTTCAACGTTGAATATAAATTGTTGCGCGGTGAAGGCGTAGGAAACGTTAATCGCTTGGTCAACGGTAATGTTCTCTACACGTTGGTCAGCAGACTGGAAAGTTGCTACGAGTGAGCGTGCAGTCGTAAAACGTGGGGGCAAGTCAAAAGTGACCGTGTCGCCAAGATTTGCGGTGAGCTTCTCGAAGTTTTTGAATTTGGTGTTAGCAGTAGCTACAAAGCAGTTTAAGTTCTGCAAGTAGGCCAAGTTACTCATTTGGTAAGTTTGGACTTGTTGTAAAATGTTATTTGGGATAGCCATGTCTCTTCTCCAATAATATCCTTATTAAGAGAACAGACATGAGCAAATGTGGTTTAAGCCTTTAAGAAATTTGCGTTCTTATAGTCTCTCACATTGCGTTTGCCGCCGTCTGTTCCCACTGGTGAAGGTTTCAGACGGTTGAGTGGATCTTGAGCTTCTTGCAAGTTGTTCTTAGCGTCCTCATTCATCTTGATAGATTGACTAAGCTTGGCCATTTCTGCTCTTGCCATGGCAGGTGATTTATCTACCAAGTGAGAGAGAGTGGCTAACTTAGAAGGATTCTTCTGAAGCTCATAAATGATAGCCGCAGTATTATCCGACTGAGTTGCTAAATACACTAATTGTGGGAATGCAGCAGGGTCAAAGTTTGCGGTAACAGCGTCAAAGTCTTCAAATGCTTCTCGTCCTTGAGCCAACTTACCGAAGTAGCTTTGAGCTACGTCATTCACTTCCTTTTCCAACTGTGCTTGATGAGCCTTTTCTTGCTCCTCTTGCTGCTTCTGTTGCATCATTTGCATAATCTGTTGCATCTGCTCTGGCGACATTCCCGGTGGTGCCTGTTGAGGCTGCTGGGCTTGTTGCTGTTGCTGAGGAGGTGCTACAGGTTGTTGCTCCTGTTGTCCCTGAAGCTGCTCAATTTGCTGCTTAGCTGCATCTAGTTGCTCTTGCATTTTCTGCTCTCCTTTGCGTTTGGCCTTTTTAATAAGCTCAGTCACTTGGGAAGCAGGAAGCAATTTCTCAGGTGGTGCTTCCTCGACCTCTTTCAAAGCCGCGTCATCACCCACATTAGTTTCTTGCAATTCTTCTGCAATTTCCTTTGCATCCATTTGAAACCTCACTGTTTCCGGCGTGACCGTAATGTCCTAACGTCCGTGCTAGTTGCCGACTATTTATTCCGCATAGTTGCGTAAATCTCCTAGCGTCCATCCTGGCTAGTCAGGTACTAATTGCACTAGTATAGCAACAATTATTCGATATGGTAAAGCAGATAACTCTTAGGCCAATTCTTACATTCACTTAAGACTAGACTTCTTAACCATCTCTTTAACCATTTTCTTATCTTCTTTAGCGTCTCCATGGCGTTTCTCCTTGGTATTCTGCTTAGACTT